AGTATAATCGAAAAAACGAAAAGTACACAAAACAAAAAACGAAAAGTACAAAAAGAAAGCTCCGTAATTCGGAGCTTTTTTTATCACAAAACAGGCTGATTTTAAGCCTGAAATTTTATCTCAAAACAGGTAGCCCAATTGGTAGTTGTTGAGTTGTTTAATGTGTATGCTGCTCTTAACCGTCCATTGGTAATGATGTCTAAATACAATGTGTCTCGGGTATTGCCTGTAATGTCGTAAAGCATTACAGGTACTATTAAATTACGAGAAGGCACATAGCCAGCCGGAAGAGTAAATATTGTTGTAAGTAAACCAACAGCGCTTGTAGATTGAACAGCACCGCGCACAGTAACTTCACCAAACTCGTTTTTTCTGAACTCCAAAGGGCCGCCAAGTGTTGAGTAATTAGAAAAGCCGAAGCCAAATGCTGGCTGTCCCGCAGAGCCGACTGATCGCCAAGACTCTTGAGCGATCCTTGCAAAAAATCGCAAAGAATCAAGTCTGGAGGCTATTAACCCGTTGAGTCGTGGGGTTGTAAAAGTTGATGAGTCGATGGGTAAATAATCGGAAGGCGCGACACCGGCAACGATTACTGCCCGCCGTGTAAAGTAAACATCGTATGTTGTGCCGTTTTGAAAAACACGAGACCCGGCAGTATCAGCCACTTCGGAAACTGACCAGTAATTTATTTGGCCCGCGCCGGGAGATGGTATTGTGCCTCCAACACAAGGCAGTATTTCGCCTTTGAAATACAACCAGCCATCAGAATAAGTTGATCCAGTAATATTGCAGCCGCTGATAATGAATGAGTCTGCGGCGGTGAATGTAGTGTAATTTGCAAACGCGCCCCTGAAGGATTCATTTATTGATTCAATGATGAATCGAAAGTCGTCAAGACGGATCGGCATGCCGCCATTGATGTCTGTTTTAAACTTGTTCATGTTAATACGTTTGTACTGTAAATAATTTACCAGCAATGCGCTTGCTGTTCACGGTTGCGGTAAGTTGTATTGTTTGTGTAAACGTGGTTCGTACATACACAACAAAAGACGGCATGTACTGAAACTCAAGCAGATTAAACATTGGTTGAAATGTTGATTCCAAAGCCCAGTCGCTTGTAGATGTAGCGGGAGCTGCATTCAGGTTTGCAGTAAGCGACCTGTACACATTGCTGTTAATAATTGACCTATCCAGTATAGCGTAAGAGGTAGATGACAACCATTTGTTGTAAAAAAACACAGGCGGCTGAATCTCAACTTTGTTGTAGACAACAAATGAGTTGTCGTCGGCGACGGTGTTAATGTAAATGTCCCTTAGTGCCGGTGAATAAGTATCGTTTAACAACCGCTCTAAATAAATAGTTTGGCCGGTGTATTGAACTTTGCTTAATACCCCATTTCTAAACATTACAAATGCTGCATGTAAATTAATTACGGGCTTTATCAACACCGTAAGAAATGCAGTATAGATAGGCTTCCTGACGTATTTGGGAAGCCGTTGGAAAATCCACAGCGGCCAATTAATGTTATACATAGGGGGTGTATGTAATTGATGATGACAGTGGTGTCGCCGGATCAACAACCATGTGCCCTGAGTTAGCTAAGTAATCAACCGTAAAACCTGCGAATGGTATGACTCCATACCTTGCTGACGCTGACAAAAAAACAGGTTCTATCACTCCAGGCACAAGCTGAACAGCGTCGGTTAGTTTAGTAACTGAAAGCTTACTGTTAAATGGTAGGTCGCTGATATAGGTTGTAATTGCAGATTCAACGGCTGACTGGATTGTTGTCAGCGGTATCTGAGCGTCGTATCTTATATTGTAAGATATGCGGAGCTGATCAGCCGGATTGCTGATAATTGTAATTCCGGTGCCGGGATAACGAATTTGATTGATATAGGCTTGGAAGCTGGCCAACTCAGCTATTGATAATGGCGTGGCGACATTGCTTACAATCTTAGCCACTTTAATCACAAGCAGTGAACCTGACTCAACAACTGCTGCCCGTTTAACAATTTGCGCAGCCGTGTCTATTGTTGAATAAACATATCGGGAACCATTCCATTGCAGAGCGTATCCGAATTGAAAGCTTAGACACATTTTTTTATACCATTGCAACGAACCATATTCGGATGATTCGAGCAATAAGTTTACATCATTTTTGAATTGATCAAAAAACGAGTAAAGTGTAGATATTGCTGTGGATACATTCCAGAATAACAGTCGCCAAAGAGCAACACGACTTGGTGAGTTAAGATCGGCAAGTAGTTGCTGGCTACTATCAATAGACGGCTGTAGAGTATTAAGCTGAGTGTTGCTGTTTTTCTCAACAATCAAGTCGTCATATACCTGCTGTGTTGTCTTACTCATATTTTTCGCATTAAGTATTGTTTAAGCATTTCCCACACCAATATGAGTATTGGTGTGGCGATTGAGCTGATGCCAATCAGCTTCCATTTCAGTCGCTCAAATTCAGCAACTTTTTTTTCTAAAATACGGACGCGCTCAACTACACCTGTAATGCCACCGCCTTCATCGCCGCACAGGTAGGTGAACATTTTGTCAACCTTTTGGGCAATGTGTTGAATTAGTTCGGGTTCTGCCATTTCGTTTAGACTTGTAGCCATCGGGTCAAAGCTTGCAGCTCGGGGGGCTGTGTTAATGATTATTGTTTTGATTGCCGCTGGGACGGCTGATTGAATTAAAGTAATGTTGTTAATACATTATACATTCTATTTCCAACAATTGCTTGGGCTGCGGTTTTCTCATGAAGTTGATCTGGCTGATAATACAATATGTTGGTAATGTCACTTACATCGTTAAACTCCGGCTCAATCGCAAGGTTAATAAACCTGTCGCAAAATGATGTATTGGCAACCATCAATGCATTGGCGGCAAGTGCATTTGCTGAAGTGTTTGCGGGATCGGTTGTAAATTGACCAGGAGTGAGACCAACATAAACAACGATTACACCATCTGAGCGAATAAGTTGACAGAGCGCTCTTACATTGGCATCAATTTGAGCAGCTGTTTCTCCGGCGCGGGCATTATTGATACCAACCCTCAGAAACATTATATCTCCCGGCTTTACATATTGACGGACACGATTGGTGTAATCAGTTGTAAGGCTTTGTGTTGTTGCTCCGGGTAGCGCAACATTAAATGATGCCGGGCGGTTTCCTGTGATTAAATTATTGACGATGTTGGATATACCCCAACCGTACTGCAATGAAGCGCTGCCGGTATCTCCGTTGCTCATTTTAGAGTCGCCATAATGATAAACATCAGCCACCGGTGCATTTATATTTCTGCGATAAACAAGTGTGCCGTAAAAATTGCGAAATCCCGTTGTTGACCACCCCGTAAGTGAGGCGGAGTGTGAGATTCGCATGAATGCAATATTGGAGTTGGGCGGTATTTCTATTCTGGCGGCAGCTACAATTGATCCTGCATTCTTGCAGGTCACAGTGTAGTTCTGCGTTGATCCTGCCGCAGATGTGTACGGCAATGCAATGGTGTAGAAATTTGAATTTGGTGACTGATCATCGGGGCTGATAATCAAAGTAACCAATTCACCATTCACATATACGGTATGATTTGTATTTACGGGCTGAGCCGTAACGCCTGAAAATAGAACTGGCCGCAACGCACTAAACTGAATCGACCGTTGATTGAGCGAAGTGGCAAGCCCTGAAATATCAGTAATAGTAGTACCATGCGGATTTCCCGAAGCCTGTGAATGAGTGTAAGCCGCGAGGCCATGATCACCACGGTAAGCTGTTATCGAAGTATTACCCAATTCAATTTGAGAAGCAACTTCTGCATAAAGCGTTGCAATGTCGTCAGCAAGTGTTTGTCCAGTAACACTGCCTTCAATTGTTACCTGCGCCTGAATTCCGGTGTGATTGTCACGGTCGAGATAATATGCAGGTGTTTGTGAGTTGAGTTTGTCTGAATTATCTGAGGCGTTAACCTTACCGTCGTTGTTGCCGTCATATTGCGCTTTAGTCATGTCTCCTCCGGCCGCAGAAGCCTGATAGGTTGACTGAAGGCGCACGACAACACGAGTCTGCCGGATTGTTACAGTGACATTAGACATTGGCTTCAATTATTAAAACACCAACATCAGCTCGACGGGTGCCATTTGTGGTGTCTTGAATTGTTATCTGGTACTCAAATCGGCCAGCATTGGCCGTATCGGCTGTATCAAGTATTATTTCGGTTTCGCCAGCCGATGCGTTTGTGTGTATGGCTACTGTCTTGTTTATTACAGCGTCAGCATCTGAATCGTTCCGGCTTTTCTTTGCCAAGAACTTAACTGTTGCGGCAGTTAAATTAACAACAGAGTAGCTTACCGGGTTGCCTAATTCGTCGGTTTGCTCAGCTTCGAATTTTAAAAGCAGGCGTTCGTTTGTCGCCTGTTGTATCGTTATGGTGCTCATGCTAAAATGTATTTGATCGTTAGCGTTACTTCACCTTGAGTTAAGTCAGTCACCGATCCGCCTGTGACATTGATAAATAAACGTATTGGCGTTGGATTGTCGTAACTGAAACCTTGTGGTGAAGTGTTGAGCGAAAAAAGTGTTTCACTTACTGGATCAGATGCGGTTATGCCCGGGCTGATAGGGGTTGTGTTTGGATGCGTGTTTGAAAATTTAAATGGCAAACAAGCCACACTGGTTATTGATCCGCCAATGAATCGTTCGCTGTGCTTTTGCAATACAACCAGTGCTATTGCACGTGCAGGTATGTCTGGCAAAACACATTCAGCTGAAGTAGATGTAAGCTGAACAAACTGGCTGTAATTTACAGTTGCAGTATAGTCGGTAATCATTTGTGAGGCTTCATCCTCAAGATTGGAGCAGGATTGAATAATTGTATTTAACAGCGCTCTTAACGACAGACTTCTTGCCGATTGAATTACGTTCGAACCCGTTGTGTTAAGTACAGATGCAACTTGTGCGAGTAGTTGTGAGCGATTGGCCATGATTAATTTGTAAAGTCGTTTATAAAATCTCCTCCGAAGTCATCAAAAACGGCTATTTCCTGAGCCGTTACTGATGATGGATTTATTGAGTTTGTTTTATAGTAATCAACAACCTCCGGTTTAATCGGAGTGCTTTTGATATTGATTTTTGTACCAGCCGGAAACACACTGCTGGGTGTTATTGATACAGATGCATTGTCTGCGATCAGTGAAAAAATGCCAGATTCGCTACCGTAATAACGAAGAGCAATGTCTTTAGCCGTTTGGCCTTCAAGCGTTGTTATCGTCATAGGTTGCGTCTATCTTTATTTCTGATCCTGCAATCTGAACGCCAATAATGGTCATGCCGTCAGCCTCAAATTGCTCCTGTATTTTATGCTTTACTTCTTGCGAAGTAGATTCGTTAAGCAGGTATGAATAAACATCTACTCCAGCTGTTGGGCTTTGGGTGTATTCTCCGGGCGCAGCCATCATAAGGTGCAGTTGATTTTGCTGTGTGCTTTCGGTAACAACTAAATCCCCGTTGCTTATTACAAGGTCGGTGTCAAATTTCAGGTCAAATACTCCCATGTTTCACTTTTGAGTTTTGAAGGTTGGACGTATTTGCAGGTGCTACTGATGCAGAGCTTGCGGTAAATGAGTTAAGCGAGGCGCTGGCATCAAGCGGTGACAATGCGGTGAAACCGGCAATACATGCGGCCTTTATTGCAGACACGTTTTGATTGATCTGGTCAAGTGCGGCCTTCACTTCGTTGTGAATGAGTAAGCCGCCTTTGTCATCGCCATTTAATTTAATTTCTGATTCGATTTCAAGTACTCGGCCACTATTAGCCTTGAAATATATCCGATCAACTTCTGATGCCAGGAGCACAGCTGCATTGTGATCATCAATACGTATCATCAATACTTCTGCACCAATTTTAGGGAGTATGATTAAGCCTGTTTCGTTGTTATCAATAATCGACTTTATCCGCACATCGTAGTAAACAGGGCCGCCGTCAGCGGGTTTCACATCAACGGTAAATTTTGCGGCATCAACCGATTCTACTTTCCCGGTTATACAAGCTTGCGGGATCAATGATATAATCATTCGACGAAGTGCTGAGTTAATTTTTTCGCTCATTGTGCCCTCCTTCCTAATTCAATTGTTCTGCGAAATCCGGAGGAGCTGAACTCAGTTGAAACCGAGTCGACAAAAAATTTACCAGCTCTTGCAGGGTAACGATCATCGCGCAAATCAACAACCATCCCGTGCGTTGCAAATGGTTGACCAAAGGCGGCGATTGAACCTTTATAGCCATCTACTTTCAGCTCCTGTATTTTTTGCTCTGCCAGTGGCTTCAGCTCCGCTTTGGTTTTGTTGTAATAGTGCATGGTTGTGGTATCGCCATCGTCGTCGCCCACTTCTATTTCTTCGCGGGTGTTATTGGGCATAACAGATATGGCTTTCACTTTTATTTTAAGGTCGGATGCTGTCCGATATTCCAAACTGCCCTGTTGTTTAGGTATGTTTTTTTGAAAATGATAAATGATAGTACCAAGCGTTTCAAAGTACGGAAGTCCAACATGCAACTTGCCATCACGCACGTAAGCACAAAGCATATACTCCTCTTTTAGCCTTTGGAGAGCTTTGGCAGGGCTTACATTGTCAAGCCGGAATGGCGACAATGTAATGTCCGGACAATCAATAATAGAATCCGGGACAATTGTATTTAGCACTTCGCGAAGTGTTGTTGACTTCCACGATTGGCTTATTGTGCTTTGCTTGAGCTTCCACATCTGATCTTCGCATTCAATCTCCAGCGGGATTGAAGGCTTGATCCGACTTACATAACCCGTGAATTCTGTTTTAAAATTGTTGTCGTATCCCAACTCAATTAAAACAGAATCGCCAACTTTAATCAAGTCGTCAGAGCGCTCATTCGCCAAGCTTTTCAAATTTGCCAGTTTGATTACTGCTGTGTCTGAAAGCTCTTTCCACGACGACTTAACCGATACGCTGTTTATTCGATTGTTAAACACGTAGCGGCCAATTCGTATGCGTGATGTCATTACCCTGCTCATGACAATTCAAGTACTATGTCCTTTGACGACTTTAGTTTTAATTCATAGGGCTGAACACCAGTCATGCCCTGATTGTGCGGAAAGCTATAATCCGTAATTACAGCTTTCTGAATGTTGAAGTATGTGAATAGATCGTTGCGTACTTTGATGCTGCCGGGCTTTTCGCATATACTGCGAAGCTTTCTGATTAATGCTTCAGGGCGATTGTCCGTAAGTTCATTTTCGATTAAAAAGCCGCGAATCGAAACATCGTAATCACGAAGCGACCACTCTTCTTGAAAAGTGCCTTCTCGGCCAGAAATTTCAGTAAATACTACATTTTTGCCGCCGTCAATTGTTATGGCTGGTTCGTTTGGAAGCAACCATTCATCAATGTAAGTAGGCAGCAGTATGGGAGTTCCAAACATACCCTTGACCGTTTCCTCGGGCAGTGATACATCGGCTTGGATGTCCACCTTTGCGCCATCTTTTGACACGTCCTTTTTAGTGTCAATGGTAACGCGCGGCGATATGCCAAAGTAGATAGAATAAAGATTTAGACTAAACTTTGTCATATTAGTTAACTGATGCGGCCAGTGCGGTTTCAGTACCCTGCACTACACGCAGAAACAACTCCGTGAACTTTGCTTCAATGTCTGCTGCGGATTGGGTTACTCCCGTATTGGTGTATTGCAGCTGCTCGACGAGATTCTTAAAGTTTACATTGATGATGCGCTGCTGCTTTCCGCCGCCATTGATTTCAGAAATACCTTTTTGAGCTTCTGACATCCCTCCGGCTGATGGGCCACCCATTGCATCGGGGTTATCACCAAAAATAGACTCTTGTTTTTTGTCTTCAGGCAATGCTTCGTCTTTGGGCATATCAACAAAAACAACCTTGCCATCTTTGAACTCTACTCTTTTACCGAGTTTCTTTTCTACTTCGTCAATCCCGGTAATATCGGCATTGGCATGGATAGCGATGTTTGTTGCTTTGTCAAAGTCGCCCTGTAGCATAGCTTTGATCATAGAGTATGCATCGCTTATTCCATCAATAACTCTTTTGATTACATTATCCCAAATCCAGCTGATAGCATCGCCTATTTTTGAAATCACCCACCAAATACCTTCAAATATTTTACCGATAAGCCATGCAACATCTTGAAGCAGCTCCGAATCATTATACCAATCCACCATTCCGCCGATTATGTTTTTGATTGTCTCTGCGATCCAGCCAAAAGCTGAACCAACCCAATCAATAGCTTTAGTGATTGCAGGCATAAGCTTGTAGCCAAGTTCAGTAAACTCACCCTTCACTTTGTTCATTGCTTTATCCCACGCCTGTGAGGGTGTTGCTGTGGATTCAAGTTGTCTGGCAGTTTCTCCCGTGCTGTTTTTAACTGCATCCATTGTTTCCGCAAGTTTTGCGGCATCAGAACTCATTACGCTGAATGCGTTACGGGCTTGCACGTCTGTTACATGAATACTGTTGAGGAAAGCCGTTTTTTGCATGTCCGTCATTGTGGACATCTTGCGGGTGAAGTCCGTCATGATCTGGTCAATTGCGCGTCGTGACCCATCTGAATTAAACAGCTGAATGCCTTGCGCCTGCATGCCCTTCATTACTTCGCTTTTCTGGAGCGCAGAAAAAGCGTTTTGGATTAGCATTGCTGAATCTGCCGCTGATTGGCCTTTGCCGGTCATAAAGGCAAACAGTCCGGCTGTTTCTTGATATGTTGCTCCGAGGTTTTTGCCGGCAGCGATAAGCTGCGGCAGGTATTGTGCAAAATCAGTGAATTCTCCAGCCCCAACTTTTTTAGCAGCAAGCAGCGTGTCCATTACTTGTGCGGCTGTTGCGTTTTGGCCGCCAACAATTGAAAGTGTTTGTGCAACAGCTCCAGCCACAAGGTTCACATCCGCAAATCCGGCTTGTGCTCCTTTGAGCGATGTTTTTAAAATGTCGAGCGACTGATTGACGTTGCCGGTTTGAGATAGTATTTTCTCATAGGCTTCTGGAATGCTTTCCAAAGGCGCTGTGCCGTCTTTTCCGACTGCAATTAATTCATTCCGCAGTGTGGCTAACTGCGGCTTGGTAAGTTGGGCAGTGGCGTTAATTTTCGCCATGCCATTTTCAAAGTTCAGTGCCAGGGTTGCGGCATGCTTTATCGGTATAACAGCCGCCGCAATAACAGCAGTAACCCCAACGATTGCTAATGATACTGGATTAATGAGCGAGGGAAGCGATGTAAACATGCTTCCCAATCCGCCTAAGTTTGGCAGCATGCTGCCGATAGAGCCGCCAACATTTCTGAATAAACCAGAGAGGCGGCTTAAGCCGCCTCCCATTGATCCAGAACCTGAACTGAAGCGGTTCATGCGCTCCTGTAAACGACCAAACCGGGAGCTTAAACTATCAGCGGAATTACGAATTCTACTTAATCCGGCTGTTACACCGTCTCGTAAATTGAGTCGCCATTCGTTCAGGTTCATGAGTCAGTCGTTTTTTTCTCTTCGTTTCTTATCCAGCGCAGCTCGGTGAATATGTCTGCAAGTTCATCCCAGCTAAGAGTGTCGGGGTCGATCTTGTAGTGATACCGAACCAAAGCCTTCATTTGCCAAAGGCGTGATGCAAAGGTTTTGCCTTCAATCAATTCAAGCCTTTGGCTTAAATCTTTGCGGAATCAACGTCAGCAACGTCGATAACAGCTTCGATCTTACCGTACAAGCCGAGCAGCATTGCGTCTGAGTTCATTACTTGTTCTGGCGCTTCCAAGCGACAATTTTCCCAGATGCTTTTGGGCGTAGCAAACGGATCGCTCTGCATGCGTTTGCCAATGTTTAATGCGCGGCTGATGTCAGCCATTGTGGCCGGGCGCATATAACACACGTACTTTTCACTCGTTTTGGGATCGTGAACCGTAAATACGTGAATGTTGCCTTTGCCGTACTGCTTCTGCCACTTCTCAATTTTTTCGCTGATAGTAAGCTCTGTTC